GCGTCCAGGGAATTCCGGGCGCTGCGGGGGCAACAGGCGCAGCTGGAGCCGACGGTAATACGATTCTGTACGGTGCCGTCGCACCCGCAGCCGGAACCGGCATCGATGGCAACTTCTACATCAACACGGCGACGAACTTCATTTACGGCCCGAAGGCCGCCGGTGCATGGCCAGCCGGGACTTCACTGATTGGCCCAGCCGGTGCGACTGGCCCTGCTGGTGCGCCGGGTGCTCAAGGCGTCCAGGGAATTCCGGGCGCTGCGGGGGCAACAGGCGCAGCTGGAGCCGACGGTAATACGATTCTGTACGGTGCCGTCGCACCCGCAGCCGGAACCGGCATCGATGGCAACTTCTACATCAATACGGCAACGAACTTCATTTACGGCCCGAAGGCCGCCGGTGCATGGCCAGCCGGGACTTCACTGATTGGCCCAGCCGGTGCGACTGGCCCTGCTGGTGCGCCGGGTGCTCAAGGCGTCCAGGGAATTCCGGGCGCTGCGGGGGCAACAGGCGCAGCTGGAGCCGACGGTAATACGATTCTGTACGGTGCCGTCGCACCCGCAGCCGGAACCGGCATCGATGGCAACTTCTACATCAACACCGCGACGAACTTCATTTACGGCCCGAAGGCTGCTGGCACTTGGCCAGCGGGTACATCGCTGGTCGGCCCGGCGGGTGGAGGTGGAGGTGCACTTGTTTACCTTTCTACCGTTACAGCCTCCGGGGCATCTAGTGTCTTGGTAGAGAGCGGATTTTCTGCGACTTATGACGATTATCTACTGATAGTTGATATTACGGTCGCTTCGGGGTCGCCCAACCTGCAGGCGGAAATGAAGATCGCCGGGGCATACCCAGCGTTGGGTAATTATTATTCGATGATTTATGCCGGAAACAGCGCCCCTACCCCGGCTGGGCTTGGTGGCTCTAATTTGTCCAGTGCCGTCGTTGCAGTGGGCGGCGTGGGCGGAACTCGCGGGGCGGTACGTGTCAGTTCAGCCAATTCTACCGGGATAAAAAACGGGGTCGCAGATTTTATATCCTCCTCCGCTGCTGGTAATACCATATATCAATCACGCTCTGGGTTCGGCTCTACAGTTGCAGGCGCTCTTAGTGGGTTTAGATTTACGTGTGCGGGCGCTATTACCATTACCGGCACTTTCAAACTTTACGGGATAGCAAAGGCTTAATTATGACTAGATTTCATGCTACCGCTGGCGGCAATATTGCGTATACCGCTGATGAAGAATTGGCCGCTGACGCTGCCGTCGCTGCTTATAAAACCGAGGAAAAAAAACGAGTAGTTGATGCCGAGATTACCGCGTTGGAGTTGACTATAACCAATCGTCGCTTGCGCGACGCTATGCTAGGCCGTGATGGTGGTTGGCTGGCTGGCGTTGATGCTCAGATCGCGGCTCTTCGGGCTGTTCGCTGATGACCAACACAGCTCTCTCCCAAGCGATTAAAGAAGCCTACGCCGCCGCACCCTCAAACGTGGTAACGCTGCACACGCTGGAATTCCGTCATCCGGCGTTCACCACGCCGCTGCGCGTGGTGCTGGATCATGTTGATCACACTTGCACGCTCGAAGCGGATGCACCTGCTGATCCTGCGGCTGCGGTGTTGTTTGTTGGCTATTCATTCGACATCGTGCTGCCGACGGTGGATGGCGGGGCGGCACCCGAGGTGATGATCACTATCGATAACGTCAGCCAGGAAATCGAGGACAGCATCAATGCCGCGCTGGCCACCACGGATAAAGTGCTGGTGACGTATCGCCCGTATCTCTCAACTGACCTGACTGCTCCTGCGATGAATCCGCCGATGACGTTAACGATTACCAGCATCAGCGCAACGCAATTCCAACTGACCGCGCGCGCGCAGCTGGGCGACTACGCCAACAAGGCGTTCCCTGGTGAAGAATACACGCCGACACGCTTTCCGGGGCTGGTGCGATGAGTCACTGGGCTGAAAACTACATCGGCCTGCCCTGGGAAAACGGCGCGCAAGGGCCGGAGGCCTATGACTGCTGGGCGCTGGTGCGCCATGTGCAGCGCGAGCATTACGGGCTGGAGCTGCCGATCATCAATGTGGATGCAGATGATCTGAAGGCGGTCGCTGATGCATTCGATCATCACCCAGAAAAAGCCCGCTGGCAGCGCATCGTCGGTCAGATCGACGGCGACTGCGTGCTGACGCATAAGGGCAATCAAATCGATCACGTCGGCATCTATCTGGATATCGACGGCGGACGCGTGCTGCATGCGGTGCGTGGTAGCGGGGTGGTCTGCACCGCGCTACCGGTACTCAAGCGCATGGGCTGGCACCCGCTGGAGTTCTACCGATTCCGTCCCGTCATTGCGAGCGCAGCGAAGCAATCCAGCGCTCAACTTGATTGCCGTGCCGATCGCAATGACGGGCTGGAGGCAATATGAGCGCCCCCCAAACCTTTACCCTTGTGCATGTCCGCAACCCGTTTGCGCCCCTACAGGATCGAAATGTCAGCACGCGATCACGCCGGGTAAAACTGGCCTCACTAGCACCGAAGACCAACCTTCCATTTATTTGCCTGGTGAACGGCGATCCGGTGTTGCGTGCAGACTGGGATAAACGCCCGGCGCATGGCGATATCGTTTGCTTTGTGACCTTGCCGCAAGGGGGGGGTGATGGCGGCAGTAATCCGCTTGCGGCGATCGCGATGATTGCGCTGGTAGTTTTTGCGCCGCAGCTCGCGGTCGCAATGATGGGAACTGGCGCATCCCCCATGGCGCTGGCCTTTGCGCAAGCCGGGATAATGATGGCCGGTTCCGCGCTGATTAACGCCATCCTGCCGCCGCCACGCCCACCGTCGCCGCAGCAGGCCGCCGCACTGGCCGCACCATCGCCGACGTACTCGATGGGCGCGCAGGGTAATGCGGCGCGCCTCGGTGCAGCCATCCCAGTGCACTACGGACGGCATATCGCCTATCCGGATTTCGCCGCTGACCCGTATGCCGAGTTCGTTGGCAATGAGCAGTTTTTGTATCAGTTGTTTGTAGTTGGGCAAGGCGATTACAGCATCGAGGCGATCCGCATCGAGGACACACTGATTGCCAGCTTCGAGGAAATTACCTATGAGGTGGTATCGCCCGGCGGCAGCGTGACGCTGTTTCCGTCGAATGTGCAGACCTCGGTCGAGGTATCCGGACAAGAGGCGATGACCAGCGTGGCGCTCGGGCCGTTCATCGTCAATGCGTCTGGCACGCTGGCCAACTACCTCGGAATCGATGTTGTCTGCCCAAAGGGGTTATTTTATGCGACCGACAGCGGCGGGCTGAGCAGTAAGAGCATCAGCTTTACCGTTGAGTCGCAGACTGTGGATGCGAATGGTGCGCCGTTGGGAACATGGGCGACGCTGGGCACTGAAACCATCACCGCCGCCACCAACACCGCGCAACGCCTGAGCTATCGCTACGCCGTGACTGAGGCGCGCTATCAGGTGCGCCTGACGCGCACGGACACGAAAGACACCAGCAGCCGCGCCGGGCACGACCTGAACTGGGTAGGGCTGCGCGCCTATCTGCCGGGCGCGCAGGCCTACGGAAACCTGACGCTGATCGCGATGCGCATGCGTGCCAGCAACAGCCTGAGCGCGCAGGCCTCGCGCAAGATCAATGTCATCGCCACGCGCAAACTGCCGACATGGAACCCGACCACCGGCTGGAGCGCGGCCACTGCCACGCGGTCGATTGCCTGGGCTTTCGCGGATGCCTGCCGTGCCGATTACGGCGGCAAGCTGGCCGATGCACTAATCCCGCTGGCGCAGCTTTATGCGCTGGATGCAATCTGGACTACACGCGGCGACACGTTCGACGGACGTTTCGACAATACGCAGACGCTGTGGGAGGCACTGACGCAGATCGCCCGCGTCGGTCGTGCCAAACCCTACCAGCAGGGCGGTGCGGTGCAGATCGTGCGCGATCAGGTGCAGTCTGTGCCGGTGGCGATGTTCAGCCCGCGCAACACGGCGCGAGGCAGCCTGACAATCGATTACCTGATGCCCACCAACGAGACGGCGGACGCGGTAACGGTGAGCTATTTCGATGCCGCCACCTGGCGCAATGCGGACGTGACCGCCGCGCTGCCTGGATCGACCTCGGACAAGCCTGTCACAGTGCAATTGTTCGGCTGCACCAGCCGCGATCAGGCCTATCGTGAAGGCATGTACATGGCGGCGTGCAACCGCTACCGCCGCAAGCCGATGACGCTGACCACCGAGATGGAGGGATTTATTCCCACCTATGGCGATCTGGTCGCGATCTCCAGCGAAAGGCTGACGCGCTCGATGTCGGGGGAGGTGACGGGCTGGGATGCGGTTAATAAAATACTTACGCTGTCCGAGCCGCTGACCTGGACGACTGGCCAGTTGCACTACTTTGGCTTGCGCCGCCGCGATGGCAGTTTTTCCGGGCCGTGGCAGGCCAGCGCGGGGGTGGATGCGTATCACGCCGTGCTGGCGGCCACGCCGGACTTCACGCCTTACTTCGGCAGCAATGAAGAGCGCACTTATTTCACCTTTGGCATCGGCACGGCACACAGCCAGCCTGCGCTGGTGGTCGCGGCCCGTCCGCGTGGCAATAATCAGGTGCAATTATCGCTGATCAACGAGGATGCGCTGGTACATGCCGCCGATAGTGGCGCGGTACCGGCACCACCGACCGCATGGCAATTGCCGAAAGTGCCGACGGTTCCTGCTGTTACCGGCTTGAATGTAGTTCAGGGCGGTACACCCGCCGCGCCGGTGTTGTCTATCAGCTGGCAACCTGCATCGGGTGCCGACTATTATTTGGTTGAGCAATCGGCGGATGGCATAGCGTGGACAGGTGCAGGCACACCTACCACCACTAGCACTAGCCTGAGCGTGCATCCCGGAACGATACAGATCCGTGTCGCGGCCATCGGCCTGACGCGCGGCGCTTGGGCTTACTGGAATGGTAGCGCAGGTGCGGTAATGGCGCCCCCGTCGAATGTGACCGGGCTGGCACTGGCTGAGGCGTTCACCGGGCCGGTGTGCAATGTGATCTGGGACAGCACCGCACGCACGCTGGATTACACCGTCGAAGTTTGGGCGGCTGGCGTGCTGCGCCGATCAAGAGTGGTGGCGGTAGCGGCGTTCAGCTACTCGGCGGCCGACGCAAAAACAGACGGCGGCCCCTGGCGCGATCTGACCTTAAAAGTGCGCGGCAATGGCACAGGGACGACTTCCGCAGGATGGGCATCGCTGGTTGTGAATAACCCGCAGATCGGCCTGCTGAATAATATTGTAGTCACAGGATTCCTCGCCTCGCTGATGGTGGAATATCAGCGCCCGAGCGATACCGATTTCGCCGGGCTGCGCGTCTGGGTATCTACCACCGATGGATTTACGCCTGACGCTTCGACGCTGAAATACGACGGGCCAAACAGCCTGGTCAACATCGATCTCGATCCCGGTAGCGCGACTTATTACCTGAAGTTGGCAGGCTATGACCAGTGGGGCACCGATGGCGTCACGCTGTCTGCGCAGTATGTCGCCGCCACCAGCCTGATCACCAGCACGCAGATCACCGACGGCAGCATCAGCACGCCGAAACTGAGCGCGAATGCGGTGACGGCGGACAAGATACTGGCGCATACCATCACCGCTGCGCAGATCGCAGCTAATTCGGTGACGGCCACGGAAATCAACGGCACGAATCTGGCGGTGGTGGACGGCACTTTTTCCGGGGTGCTGCAGGCGGCCACAGGTATTTTTGGTGGCGAGCTGCTGGCTGGCGTAGTGGACATTACAAAACTGATCGGCACAACAACCAACTATTTAACGCCAGGCACATATACGTTGACGGTACCTGCCGACAAGACCTCGATGCGCGTCACGCTGGTGGGCGGCGGTGGCGGCGGTGGTGGTGGTGCATTATGGACGAGCGGCCAGGCATCCGGTGGTGGCGGTGGAGGCGGGCAGATAACCACTGCAATTTTCAATAACCTGACTCCAGGTGCGACTTATACACTGACCGTTGGCGCTGGCGGCGCTGGGGGCAGTCTTGGCGGCAATCCGGGCGGTTCAGGTGTAAGCGGTGTGGCCACAGCCGTTACTGGACTGGTGTCTAGTGCTGGAGGTACTGGTGGCGGTGGGGGTGCAAATGGTACTGGCGGCGCTGGCGGCGTATCTGGAGGCGGTGCCGGTGCCGGCGGGTATGATTCAAATGGTGGCTCCGGCGGGGCATCCTATGGTGTAGGCGGTGCTGGCGGAACCGTAAGCTCAAACGCTACTTCCGGCGCGACTGGCGGTGGTGGCGGCGGCGGTTATACCTCGTACTCTCAAGGCGATTCCAGGCATAACGGTGCGGCTGGCGGTGGCGGTGCGGCGACTATCGAATTCTATAACCCGAACGGCGTCGTCATTCGTGGCGAGTACACCACGCTGCTGAACGCGCTGACAAGCCAGGGGATTGCCACATCATGAGCATTTTGCACTTAATCAAAACCCTACCCGATGGCCGGGCCGTCGCGTTCCATGTGCCAACTGAATTCCAGCTGGACATAACGACGAACCACATGCGGATCATCGTCGAATCCTACGAAACCGAAGCGGCGGCGCGCAGTCGTTCTATGGCCTCGGCAAGATCGGCAGTTGACGTGACACTGCCTGACTGGTCGCCGGTCTATGCCGACAATCTGCTCAATTTCGTTCATGCGGATGCTGCGTGGTCAGCGGCGGTGGTGTTGCCATGATCGCCCGCATTCTATGACCGGGGTGAATTGACGATGTCCCGTACAGACATTATTTTCCCGACCGAGCAAAGTTTGCGTGATTTCGCGGTGTTTTATCATCCGCACGACACGGTGGTGGCGATTTTCACGATGAAGCTGATGGAAGGCGGGCTGGATGCGCTGAATCAAATGCTGCGGAGATGGTACCCGATAAATTCCGTGATATTTAAAAGCCTGCAGGTAAAAGTCCGCTCAGCGAGTGCCTTTTGCCAGGAATGCCGCGAGAGCGGGAAAGACGCACGGAAAACCTATACTCAGAGCGTCACTACGCCGATTTAATAATAACTGCTGCACCCTTAAGGATTAAGGCCATGAAATCAAGAGGTCATGACGAAAGCAAACAAATCGAAAACAAGATGCGCGAGAAAATTGCCCTTGGAAAATCCCCTGTTCGCAGGGTATTTAAGCGTAAGACAGTGACGGTTAACGTCATCGCACATCCGTCACTTCGTGTTGTCACGCACCAACTGAAGACCGGGGACCTGGTTATCGTTCTGCTCTAGGGTAATGTCCACCGCCTCCAGTCCTGTCGTCACGGTGACGGTCGAACCGGGATGCATCGTTACCTCGACTTTTGTACCATGCTCGCCAATCACCACGACAGGCATAGCTAATGGCGTCTGGTTGTAGATATTTATCTTTGCATCAGGCGGCAGATGATGTGAAGTCACAATTTTTTCCTTTTATCCTTGACGCTACGACATTTGAAGCCTTCTTTAGAAATGCTGCAAGTAGTTGTTTATGCTCTCCACCAGCTGCGTCCTGCATCTGGTGGCATAGCCTTGCAGCCAGTCCATCTCTAAGAATCCGCCATGGCGTTCGATTATCTCGAATTCTTTACGCTCTGATTTCTGGCTGTTGCTGATATTCAGGGATGCGGTGCATTTGAAGCCACGTTCTCTTTGACCCGCCAACAGGTTGACGAATGCCAGGTCATCGGAAAAGTTCTTTTCCATCAAATATGACGAATCGAGCAGGGATACTTTGAGCGTGTCGTTTATTTCTGCGCCCGCAGCGAAGGATTCGGTCAGGTAGCGGTGCAGTGTTTTGTTGGGGGATGGGCCCTTTGTTCCGTCGAATAGGGGAACCCAGCCATTTACCCAGACCACATCGTTAACCGAGACTTTTCTATCCTGGGTGAAATCTTCTACAAACAGCTTCGAGTATTTCAAGGTGTATTTTGTCGAGGGAGCCCCATCGAGTTTGATGGGCGGAGCGGCGCATCCTGTGAGTGCGAGCGATATGATGGCGAGGATCAGGATGGCGATTTTGTTCATGTTTTAAGCTCCATTCAGATTTTTTCGAACTACCCAGACTAACCGTACTGGGAAAGAACAGATTTGTAGTTGTTATTGAATATTTGCATTGCAAGAAAACTAACTGGCTCCTTCACATTCTTACAGGAGTTTTGAATGATCGTGCTTATGTCTTGTGCTGTGTAGTTAGCAGTTGCGGAGCGTTTTTCTCCTATTTCCTTAAGATATTCCGCGACTTTTTTGGTGCTTTTGGTCTCGATATATTTTCTGACTATGGCATCTTCGAATGTAAAAACAGGTGCTTCAAGAGCCGTTATCAATATTAATTTCTCATTGATGTCGCTTTTCAAACTCTCAATAAACTTGGTATGGTCATAGACTATTTTCGCTGATCTAGCGTTCATCTCCATATGAACTCACTTAAACAGCGACAGCAGCGCGAGCTGCTTTTCTGGTGGTAGACGGCGGAAAATGCTTAATAGCTGCCGCTCGATGTCATTCAGGTCTGGTGTGTGGCTGGCTGCTGCCAGTTGTGCTGCCGTGTAACTACCTTTTGTATTTTCCTGATTATCAATACTCAATTGCAGGCGATGAACGATCTCTGCGTTCAAGCTGCGCCCGCTGATCTTTGCTTCCCTGTCCAGACGCTCTTTCAAATCAGACTGCATCCGCAGTCCGAATGGAGCTATATCTGCCATTTTCCGTATATTTGCCATAGCTACAGATTGTAATAAAAAAACACTTGACGCAAATAGCTACAGACTGGAATAATAGCTACAGATTGTATGAGTAACTAAAAAACAGGAGCAAATGAGATGTCAAAAGTTAAAAACATCATCGCGAAGACAAAGGACAAACCAATGAATGTGCGCTTCCCTGAGGGGGTTCTGCCTTTGATTGATGCCGCCGCGAAAAAGTCCGGTCGTAGCAGAAACACGGAAATAATCGTGCGACTGCTTTCCACATTTGAAAAACTGGCTGCATAACACTAAGGATCGAGCGATGAAATCCATACTTGAATTACAAATAGCTGTCATGAGTGATGACAAATCTGGCATCCATGCGGTGCTGGACGAGATTGACCGTCGCACGGAAAACGACATGTTTCGTAAGGCCGGTGAGCATTTCGGGTTCGTCACCATAGAAGCTAACGGACGGCGGGTAGCCTATTTGCCCCCTTTGTCGGCTGTTTTTGGCTACTCAGACCCTTCTGGACTGCGAAAAATGGGGGAGAGATACGATTTGGAGTCATATAAATTGGTAGGTTACGGACAAAATGTCCGTCAGCTCATGCTGGAAACGTTCGGAATTCACAAGTTTTCAGCTAACGCCACCTTCGTCACCTGGCAAACCTTTCTGCTCGCCGGCATGGTTTCAACCACCCCTACCGCTGACACCATCAAGATGTATCTGCTGCAAGCCGAAAAAGCGGCGCGCATCGCTTCCGGCACGCTGGCGATTACCCGTGGCTCACAACTGGATGAAGCAGCAAAGGTTATCAATCTGGTTTCCCGTGCTGATCGCATCAAGTCCGCCCCGCTGCGCGATTTTGCGCTGCGCCATCTGGACGATGTGCTGGATGGGGCTTTGATGATTCCAAAGCAAGGCGATTTATTCAGCGATAAAGATAAGTAGTCAGCCACTCCGGCGTTAGCGCGCCGAAATGGCCGGGTGCTCGTGATACTCGCTCGCTTGGTCAGCAGCTACAGTGTCCCGCTCACCCTCCAGAAGTAAAAGGTTAATTTTCAGGAGGGTTTCACAGTGAAAAATTCTATCCCCCGCGATGTACAAGAAGCGTTCTATCGCGTCGTCAATGACCGCGATGTGGAAAAGCTGGCCAGCCAGATGGGGATGTCGCCTGGCGTGCTGTACAACAAAGCCAATCGCAACGAGAACGAGAGCAATCACAACAAGCCGACGCTGGCTGACGCGATCGTGCTGACGAACATCACCGGTGACAAGCGCATCGCCCAGGCGTTCTGTCATTCGGTGGGAGGTCTGTATCACGAGCTCCCCGACCTATCCCATTTGTCGCTCGACGCGCTGATGATGCATATCCTCAAGATCGAGGATGAGGGTGCTGATTTCTGGCACGAGATGTATGCCGCGCTACGCGACGACGACCGCATCAACGCGCCCGAATTCACGCGCATCGAGAAAGAGGCGCGCGAGTGGATCGCCGCGATCCTCGAAGGTATGGCGCGGATGAAGGAGATGAGCAAGTGACTACCATCCCCTCATCCCTGCTCAAGCTGGGCATCAACCAGGTACGCGACAACATGGCATCGGGAGAGTCGCTGAGCCCGAAGCATGTAAGCCGACAGTTCGTGCTGCTGTTTCGTAGCGAGCTAGAAGCCAGGCTCTTTAGCCACCCCCTTGCCAAAACCATAAAAGGAGAACCGCCATGCGCGCCGTGATCACTCGTCTCGTCCGCCATCCCGTGAAGTCGTTCTGTCGCGGCTGGAATTTTGTCTGCAATGTGCATTTTTACTGGTGGGGGCTGCATTACCGATTCAGCCGCGCGATTGAGATGGCCAGAGACACAATTTATTAACTTATCCGCCAGACGGATACATTCAAAGGAGCGAGCGATGTTGAACAAGTACCTGACCGAGGATGAGCAGAAACGATTGCTCGATGTCCTGAAACTATACAAGAGCGAGGTGGCGCAGCGCGACAGCGCGGTGGTGCGGCTGCTTATCCATTCCGGGATGCGCGTCGGCGAATGCCTGCGGCTATCGGTTCGGGACGCGATGGCCGCGTTGAAGAGCGGCTATATCTATATCCCGAAGGAGTACCGCAAGGGCCGCGCCGATGAGCGTTGCGATCATGAGGTGCTGGTAACCGTATCGGTGCGCAGCGCACTGCACGATTTGCTGGCGATCCGCGTCGGCGCGGAGCTGGATGAGGCGCTGATTGTGTCGCGTAAAAGTGCCGGGTTGGGCTGGCATGCGATGTCGGTGCGCGGTTTTCAACAGCGCGTTGCATTCTGGGCTGGTGAAGCGGGCCTTCGGGATGGCGTTTCACCGCACTGGTTCCGTCACACCAGGGCGATGAATATCATGCGCCGCACCACCGCCACCGATCCGCTGGGCGTGGTCAAGGCGGCACTAGGGCACGCCTCGATCCGCTCAACAGAAGTCTATGCCCGGCAAACACGCGAGCATGTTGAAGCCGCGCTGCGCGAGGTAGACGCCAAGCCGAGACTGAGACTTGCCGATTTGCGCAAACAACATGAAGGGAGAGCGTCATGAGCCGCCTTCCTCCTCCGGTTGAAATTGAAACCATCACGCTGAGCGAAGCTCGCCGACAACAGCCGGAATGCTTTCCCTCTTCCCCGCGTCGTTGCACCACGCACTTCAACGCCTGCGACTGCCGCGAACACAAGGTCGCGGTATTGATCAAGGCGTCGCTGGATGCCGCAGTGGAATTGGACTGGATTAAAAACGTGCGCGGCGTCACCACAGAACAACGTGAAAACTGCAAGCATCTCATCGAGCGTATCTATGCCGCCAATTTAAACCTCGACGCGAGCGATGAGGTGGCAGCATGAGCAATATAAAGCGTTACAAATTAGCAGCACCATTTGCTGAAGATTTTGAAGTAGTAGTCGAGATCAATAACGAGCTACTGACCGATGCGCTATTACACGAAATAAATAATTTCTGGTGTGAAGCGGAAGATCGACTGGATGAGTATGACGGGAATGTTCTCCATGCCGTGCTTGGGATTCTTTATCGCAGGCTGTGGTGGTCTATCGTCGAGTTGGGTGGTGACGCGCATATCGATCACATGGTCAGTCATTTCAAAAATATAGAAGGCTGGCCACCAATGGACGGAAGCTTCGGAATCAAGTTCGTATCTTTTGATTCGGTCGAGTTTGACCACACTCCGACGATTAAAGAGGTGGCGCTGTGAAGATGGCCAAAGCTAACGAAAAAGACATGGATGCAGCGCTCGAAATGTGCCGCGCTCTTGAGGCACTGGAAAACGAATACCTGCCAGCTGAAATGACCCCTGATGATGATTGTGTCGCGTATTACGCTGATGAGCATGCCGAGAAGGTAGTTGATTATCTTGTCGCCATTAACAAACGCGCATCGCTATTCCGTGTCTGCTTTGGGATGACCGTATTGCTTGACCCTCAAAACGAGATTGTTGATCCAGAGGCAAGCACGCTTGAGGCACACCCGAAGTTTTCGCGCATCGAGGATCAGCGCGACGAGCTGCTGGAGGCGCTGAAGGAATCCCGTAGGGAACTGCATGCCTGCCAAGCAGTGATCCACCTTGCCGGTGGATTCGACCCCGCGTATGTGAGTGGCGCGCAGGAATCGATCAAGAGAACAGATGCGATCATCGCCAAATCGGAGGAAGCAGCATGAAAGCTAATCAATTCGGTACCACCACGGAACAGCAACTCTTCCGCATCGGCTATCTGACCGCAAAGCAGCGTCCGCAATGCGGAAACTGCAAGCACAGCGACTCGGTATTCATCAATCCGGACGCGATTAATGAAAGAGAGGGATACCGCTGTAAGAAAGGTTCGTTTGCCACCAGCAAGACAGCGATCTGCAACGACTGGGAGGCCAAATGAAAGAGCATCCGATACTTTTCAATACAGAGATGGTTCACGCCATTCTCGAAGAACAAAAAACACAGACTCGGAGAATAGTGAATCAAGTGCGCGGATTTGAGTACTACGATATATGCAGCCCATGCGCAACAGCGGACTCGTTTTCTATCTGGTGGCATGGGAAATACGAAACTGTCGGAGTCCGCCAAGAATGCCCATTCGGCAAGGTAGGCGATCACCTGTGGGTACGAGAAACTTGGCAGCACTCGAATCACCCGCATGGACCGCTGGATAAAAGCTGCGACATTTTCTACCGGGAAGAATATTTCGACGATCCGCACGGTATGGACGGAGAAAAGTCACCAGAAGGTAAATATCGCTTCTGGAAACCATCCATCCACATGCCGCGCTGGGCGTCCCGCATCCTGCTCGAGATTACTGATGTGCGCGTCGAGCGGCTGAATGACATCAACGACGAGGATGCAGAAGCCGAAGGAATCGTTAAATTTCAAGACGGAAAATTTGCAAATTACCTATCTGAATCAGGGTATGCACTGAATGCGAAATCGAGCTACGCATCGTTATGGGAATCTATCAACGGAACAGGTTCTTGGGATGCAAACCCGTGGGTTTGGGTAATTGAGTTCAAGGTGGTGAAATCATGATCCCGCTCGATACCCTGACCGCCCTGCACTCCTCGCTGGCCAGCCTGCTGGCCGCAATCGATGCGGACTTCATCAACGGTGCGATCGAGGCGGTGGCCGGATTCTTTGTACTCAACCATTGCCGTGTGCTGCATGCCCACAAGGAAACGCGTGGTGTGTCCATCGTCAGCGCGGTTTTCTTCCTGCTGTGGGGGTTCTGGAACCTCTACTACTACCCTCACCTCAACCAGCCGATCAGCTTCTACGGAGGCCTGTTCGTTGTCGCTGCCAACGTTCTGTATATCGGAATGATGGTGAGGTACCGGATCCGCACAGCACCTATCGATGATGTTTATTTCGGGAGCGGAAAATGACCAAAAGCCGAGGAATCCTGCCGCCGCGCAAAGTCTGGTCAGACGAGGAGCTCGCGCTGCTGAGAAAACGCTACCCGGACGAAAGCGCCTCAGTCATCGCCGCCGCGATCGGATGCAGAATCGATCTGGTCTATGCCAAAGCCTACCGGCTCGGGTTGAAAAAATCGGATGCATTTAAATCCAGCACTGCATCGGGACGCCTGGACGGAATTCGCGGTGCTGATTCGCGTTTCAAGAAAGGGCAGATACCGCCAAACAAGGGTGTGAAGGGTGTCAGTTATCCGGGCATGGCGGCCACGCAGTTCAAGAAAGGAATCACGCCTCATAACAGTGTTCCGGTCGGTACGACGGTAATGGCGACGGATGGTTATCTGAAAACAAAAACAGCGGAACCGAATCAATGGCAATGGACGCACAGGATGAACTGGGAGTCGGTTCACGGCCCGATTGACAAGGGAATGATGCTGGTTTTCAAAACAGCCGATCACGAGAACTGCGACCCGTCGAATCTGGAGCTGATTACTCGCCAGGAACACATGAAGCGCCACACGCTGCACAACTACCCAAAGGAACTCACGCAGTTGCTGCTGCTGACAGGTGCCATTCAACGCAAGATCAATAGGAGACTGAAAGATGAGCGAGCAACAACCACAACCAACGAATGACATCACGGCGGTGAGAACCGCGCTGTTCGATACCTTGCGCGGATTGAGCGATAAAAATAATCCGATGGATATCGAACGCGCCATCGCCATCAAGGACATAGCGCAGACCATCATCAACTCCGCAAAGGTTGAGGTTGATGCTCTAAAAGTGATCGGGGGTACGGGGAGCGGATTTATCCCGGCAGTTCCGCCGGCAAAGCTGCCGCGTGGCACCAGCCATCCTGCGCTTGGGCATACCGTTCACAAGATGGACAGATGATGACCGCCCCATTCTTTTCTGTCGAGAGACTAAAGCTGTTCGCAACCGACGGGCAGCTGTACCGCGCTTTCGATCACCTGATCGCGGCACGGATGGGCACGCTGCTGCTGGTGCCGTTCCACCTGGTCGTCGGGCGATGCGATGAAGTACTGGACGGCTGCCCGGTGCCGTGGGAAGACGTGTTCGCGGTGCTGGAATATCCGCGTCAGCACATCTATACCGCGCTGATCCAGGACGATCTGATCGAGCAGCTTGAACACCTCGGCATCGATGTCGCGGCGTGCGAGCGGGACACCATCGCGCCGATGGTCAACGGGCCCGAAAAAGTGCTGCGCCTGGTGCATCCGTGCGGGGTCAGGTATGCGGTAGTGATGAATAACTGAGGAGATGATGATGAAAAAAAGCAAAGGATTTATATACCTCGCGAAACGTCCATGCGGGAAGGTCAGTGCGATGTCATGGGATGACTCTGGTAGCGAAAAAGAAAATGCAAAGATGACATATTCATGGATTCGGCGCGGCGACACGGTAGAGCGTGTTGAGGTTTTCGAAGGAGATCCCATGCCGGAACAAATTTGTTATCCAAGCTGCAATGATTGCCTGAAAGCGGTAGTGATGCCATGAGCCTGAGAGACTACGTAGTTCGTCGAGATCGTTTTGACCTTGATACAGATAAGACAGATGGCGGATTTTCGTTCCCGTGTTGTTGCTGTAAGCACAGGACCGGTTCAGATATGAAGGAGCCGTGTAGCAGTTGCGACCACAACGCCAATGCAGCGCCATGCGCCCATGAGTGGAAGTGGCATCAGGTTGCAGGTGAAGGACAGTATTGCCCGAAATGTGGCGAGCGAAATTTTGACGTGGATGATTAGCGAATAAGGGGATGACGATGAAATTCAGAATTGCAATGATCGGCCCGCATGGCGAGCGTGATTATGTGGAACGTCTACTCAGTGGCGGGTGCCCTGTCATTTGTGGCAACGAGCCTAAATTAGCCAAAGAGTTTCATGAGAGTGGCGCTTTTCGCATTGTTGATATGTTACTCAAAAATTGGCTGAGTCCGCATGTGGCAGTAGAGACGGAGCTTGTAGCTGAATGAACACCGCCCCGCAAGGGGTTTTACCCAAGCCGGTGAGTGGGGTCAGTAACCGCCGGCAGGCTGCGATGCTGCCACCTCCTTTCGGGGCATGCGCAGCCATCCATAACAATCAGGGAAAAGAACATGCAAGCGTCGAGTAACACTAATGCGGTATTCCAGGATGTGAAACGCGCTGCCGATCTGGCGGATTACATTGAACAGGCTTCTGGAGCGAAGCGCAAAAAGTCCGGGGCTACGGTGTTCTTTAACCCGGCGCCGTGCTGCAACCACAACGATTGTTTCTCGCTGTTCGGCGATGACGACAGCGCTTACAAGTGCTTTTCGTGCGGCGCGGGGGGCGATGTATTTACCTATGCCGAGCAGGTGCAGGGACTGGACAAGGGCGAGGCGCTGCGTGAAGTCGCGGCATGGGCTGGCGTGACGCTGCCGGATATGAAGAAATCCGCTAACGATACTCCGCAGCCTGAAAACCGCTCGCAGCGCTTATTGGAGGCGGTCATCGTGTATTACCAGTCGGTGCTGGCGAACCGAGCAGACGTGATGCAGTGGCTGACAGCGGAGAAGCCGGACGGGCGCGGCCATAAGATCACCACCCTGAAGACCATGGAGGTTGGCTGTTCGGATGGAATGCTGGTGGAAGCGCTGCGCGCGCAGGGTTTCGATCTGGATGAGGTGAAGGCGTCCGGGCTGTATGTGGAGAGCCGTAAAAACCCGGGCGAGTGGCGCGATTTCTTTGTGCCCGGGCTGGTTATTTTCCCGCACCGCCTGCCGTCGGGCGAGGTGGCGCATTTCACGCTGAAAGACCCGAAGAAGAAGATGGACTACCAGTTCCGCGCCGAGCACCGGCTGGACGGCTTTGTGTTCGGCAATCAGAAAGCGATACGCGCCGAGACGGTGATCTGTATCGAGGGTGAAAACGATCTGGCCAGCTTCTTCGATGCGGGTTTCAAGAATACACTGGCCAGCCTGGGGCAATTGTCGGACAAGCAGGTGGCCTGGCTGGATGCGCAAGGCAGCGGGAAGACGATCATCACCTGGTTCGATTACGACACCAAGTGGGGCGACAACGGCCAGCCGCCTGCCGGCTGGAAGTACACACGCCGCGTTTATCAGCGCCTGCTGCGCAACACGCGCTGCAAGGTATTGGTGGCCAGCGGCCTGATGGACCCGGGCGAGGATCCGGACGACTGGATACAGAAGGACATCGAGAGTGCGCCGCACCGCATCCAGGCAGCGGTCAAAAAGGCGATGAATCCGCTGCTGTGGGAACTGCGCGTGATGCCGGCGGACGTGCGCAGTGACGCCGATGCCTGCCTTCGCTACCTGAACGAGATCGAGTTCTTTGAATACCTGTCGCTGCTGGACGAGCTGCAACGCGACGCGGTGATCGTGGAGATGCAGAAGCTGGGCTTCTCGCGCGATGCGGTGATGAGCGGGGTCAAGGAATCCTATGGTCTGAAGGACACGCTGGACGATCTGCTGGAGAGTTTCAACGGCTCGGGTAAGTCGGACAGCTACAAGCGGCTGTGCTCGACGGCGGTATGGGACTATTTCCGCCAGCGCGGCCGCTTCTTCGTCAGCGGAGACCGGCTGTGCCTGTTCTACCAGCACACCATCTACACCATCGGCGACAACGTGCCGTGGAAGGCGCTGATGCACCGCGAGGCGGGGCTGAATATCAAACAGGAGGTGAGCGGCTTCATCCTGGAAGAGCTCAAGGCGCTGACCTACTCGCGCGGCGACAAGTTAAGCGAGTTCGGCTGGATCTCGCTGCTGAGCGATGAGACCGGGCCGGTGCTGTACCTGAATCTGAAAGACGCAGCGAACCGCATCCTGAAGGTATCGTGCAACAGCGTAGACATTGCCGAGAACGGCACCAACCCGCACAACGTGCTGCTGGCAGAGTCCAGCCAGATGAAGTCATTCCGCTACGATCCGGACGTGAATATCGCCCAGGCGATGCACAGCATGAAGGCTATGGTGCTGGACAGCATGGCATGCGACCCGTCGCAGCGTTATCTGCTGATGGCATGGGCGCTGTCGGCGTTCCTGATGCCGCTGACATCGGCCAAGGCGCTGATGAAACTGGAAGGTGGATCCGGCTCGGGCAAGACTTCTGCCGCCGAGGTGCTGTCGCTACTGCTGTATGGCGAGAATATGGTGGGGCGCTCTTCCACCGCATCCGATTATTCGATGGCGGCCACCGAGCCACTGATCATCAAGGACAATCTGGAAACCGACGACCTGAACCGCAACGCGCTGAACTTCCTGCTGCTGGCCGCGACCGGCGCGACCAACATCAAGCGCGAACAGGGAACGCAGTCGGGCGTGGTGACGGAGAAGATCAACTGCCTGGTGGCGATCACCGCGATCGAGCCGTTCAGCAAGCCGGAGCTGATCAACCGTGCATTCATCGTGGATTTCCACAAGAAATATCAGCGCATCGACTTCGTCAAAGACGACAACGCCCGCGAACTGCTGGCCCGCCGCGACGACATGCTGTCAGCCTGGCTGTTGCTGCTGTCCGAAAAGGTGCTGCCGTCGCTAGGTGATCGCGGCAAAATCATTCAATACATCCGCGAACACCATAAGGATTTTTCCAAGGATCGCGTATCGGAATACCTGGCACTGTTGGTGCTGATCGCGCGTGCGCTGATGCGCTATATGCCGTTGAGTAACGAACTGAAGCTGGAGGCCGGCGACCGCGAGCCGGAATACGTGCTGCTGGATGCCTGGATCAAATACCAGAACGAGCATAGTCGCGCGATCGAGCAGGGAACCAACGCGGTATTGCAGCTGATCGACGGGCTGAAGCGCGTGTTCCTGATCGAATACACCCGCAAGGATGCCGAGGCTGTGGCCGCTGCCGGCTTGTTCGGCATCAACCAGGTGCGCATCTGGTGCGAGCTGATGGGCGTGTGGATCTGGCGCGAAGAGGTGATCGACGAGGCCAATGTCAATAAACGGCGGCAGACGTTCTATTTCGAGGGCAGCACGCAGGATCTGCTGTCGATGCTGCTGCGCTACGGCCGCGAGTTCGGCGTCAAGGTGCCGTTCAGCAACGCCCGGCAGCTGGGCGTGCGGATCGCCAACGAGATGGAAACCCTGAAGCGCGCCGGCTGGTGGCCGTCGCAGGTAAAGGTGGTGAACGGTAACCGGATCAGCCGGTGGAGATGGACAGACGGAGGGGAAGAGTGATGAGCTGCACTGAGGAAATGTTTTTGAAGGACGTAGAGCAGCACAGTATGGCTGTCCTACGTGATGACGGAGTAAACAGGCACATCCGTTTTAAAGCAGCTGGAACCATGATTGAGCACTTCGACCTGATAACCTGGCCGGGTTACCTTTGCTACACCGGTGACATGGGGACGTATGTATTCCGTAGGCTGGAAGACATGTTTGAGTTCTTCCGCACTGACCGACAATACAACCGGAGTCGCGGGCGCGAACTCGGTATCAACTTATCCTATTGGGCTGAAAAACTTGAGGCGGTTGACCGCAGCGGAAGCGGCGGGAGTTATCAAGAGTTCTGCGAAGACAAATTCACACGCGCCGTAATTGGCGACCTGATTCAGTGGATTCGCTCGAACTCCTACCGCACAACAAAGGATGAGCGCCGAGAGCTGTGGGATGCTGTGATGCACAATGTAATCGGCGAAGATAGTGACTCTGGAGGCTACAGAAAGCAGGCGGCAGCGCATGATTTCAACCACCATATAAACCATGATGTCGGCAATTTCTATTTTCAGGACTTCTGGGATCACGACGTTACAAAATACACCGGCCGATTCATCTGGTGCTGCTATGCCCTGGCATGGGGGATACAGCAATACGACAATTCAAAGAGCGCTCAGGATGCGATCTGACGCGTTCCCTCACCCTTCCCTATACCCAAACCCCACCGAGATACAGCGGACGCGAATTCACTCTCGCGCAGCGCCCTGCCCCGCCGGGCTAACCTCTCCGCGCCGAAGGCGCGGCAGGCAATTAGGTGAGGGAGGGGTGACAGGTGGTGGATTTTGGACGGAATCGGCGGTTTCGGCCTTTTTTTTGGCCGTTTGCTGCGCCAGACTTGATATATGTTGAAAACACTTGCACCTTTGCACCCTAATTAACATAAATATTTGATTTTATTAAAAAAAAAGAGGGTGCAAGTGAGGGTGCAAGTCGGGTGCTGCGGGTGCAAGTCGGGTGCAAGTGAGGGTTTAAGGTGAAAGCACTTGCACCCGATTAAGTCTTTGATTTATTGTGATTTTATTGTAAAGTGCAAGTGAGCGGGTGCGAGTGAATTTTTCACTTGCACCCGAGCGTAATCCCCGCCGTTACTGGGTTTTCGGGCAATCGGGTGCAAAGGTGCAAGTGCTGGAAAGGTGGGGTGATCTTTTGAAGGGTGATATGAACACGTTAATCGAGGCATTTTTGACGTTCAAACAACACAACGCTGGGCGATCCGAGCGCACAGTCGCTGTTTACCGGTTGGCACTGACTCGCCTGGTGGCGTTTTTTGCAGAACGCAATGCGCTGCTGGCCACGCATGACGATCTGGTTGTATTCAGCGGGATCTGGCTGCACAAGCTCGGCTTGACAGACCCCGTCAGCCGCCGAACTCACATAGCCGCCGCGAGAGAGTTCTATCGCTGGCTTCTGGACAATCATCATATTTCCGGAAATCCGGCTGCCGGACTGCCTTATCCGAAGGTGGGGCGCAAGATCCCGCGTGTAATGACGATGAAAAATGCAGAGAAGCTGATGTGGGCTCCGGACTTCTCAACCTTCGAGGGGGTGCGCGACGGCGCAATGCTGGCGCTGCTGATCGGCTGCGGTCTGCGCGCCTCCGGCCTGGTGAATCTAAACGATAACAGCGTGGTTGAGGATGAGGTAGATGGAAAGGTTCGGCTGATGCTGAAGGTTTTGGAAAAAGGCAATAAGGAACGACGCCTGCCGATCCCTCCTGAAGCGGACATGCTGCTGCGCCTGTACATGGCTCATGAAGACCTGAAACACATCAATCGCCTGCTGCCTGATGGCAGCCAGGTGCTGTTCGTCAGCCTGATGAATCGCACATGTACGGCAGATGAATATCACGGCGAGCATCGCCGGCTTAATCGCCGTGCCGTGTTGCAGATGGTGGCCAAGTATGGCCAGCGCGTAGGTATCCCGGACGACCAGCTGCATCCGCATGCGATGCGCCACCTGTTTGGTACCGAGCTGATCGAGGATGACGTGAACATGCTCAATGCGCAGAAACTGCTCGGGCATTCAGACCCGAAGAGCACTGAAATCTATGTGCATACGGCAATGAGAAAACTTACACGTGAGATCGATCGCGCTAATCCACTTGGCAAGATGAACACGCCAGTCAGCGCGCTGCTGAAGCAACTCGGCAGGAAGGGGTGAAATTGTACGTTTTAGACGCGTTCTGCGGGTTGCTGGCTGGCGCAAATCAAGGTGTGCATCCCTGAGCTATAACCACTGTATGGCGTGAAGCCAGTAGTTATCAGGCAAAGCTATGCGGCTGAGTAGTTGAGTGCAACTGAAGGTCATAACGGGCTAAAACAGATAGGCTGTCGCAACTGCTGAACAGCGTGTTGTAGCTATAAAGCGTAATTGATTGACGTGAGAACAAGGGGTGAGCGATGGAAATCAAGAATGGAAAGCGTAATTCAGAGCGTGAAACTGTCAGCATTGGCACGCATCAGCCCGACCTGTTCGATGGGGTGGGGGGTCGGCAGGCGTCTTCCCCATCTCCCGCCTGGGGGGGTGGGTACCAGAATATCTGCACAGTTCTAAACTTTGAACCGGGCGCGGAGGAAAAAAAACGCGACCCGCGCCTCGAAGAATTTAAGCAGATGGGGCTGCAACGCGTCTGGCTGGATGTTGCCGAGGAAATCGGCGTGGACGCGATGCTGAAAATGTGGCGAATTTTGGACCGAGACCAGTCCAGTATTGGGGATGACGGGCGGTTACTGGTGCCAATCAGGAGCTACAGCACCTTCCTGCGGTACCAGCGCAACCGCTACATTGAATCGTTGAACTGCATGGGGATGAAGCCTCGGGAAATACAGGAAAAACTTAACGCCCAGCTGTGTGAAAAGATCAGCCTTCGTCACATATCGCGTCTGATCCATCAGGATTAAAATCTGCCATGGCCGACAACAAAGCAATTATTTACGCTCGGGTTTCGACAACCAAACAAGCGGATGAAGGCCTGCCGGTGGAAAGTCAGATCGAGCACGGCCACCGCAAGGCTGACGCGCTGGATGCAGATGTCCTGCGAGTTTTTACCGATGCGGGGATATCCGGCACCACCGACGCCCGCCCCGCTTTCCGCGATGCGGTACGCTATTGCAAGGCCTACGGCGTGCAGTTTTTCATCTGCTGGAGTACTTCGCGATTCGCCCGTAACAAGCTGGATGCAGCCCTGTATAAGCGCGAACTGGAGAAATACGGCACCCGGGTGATCTATGTCAGCGTGGATCTGGACAACCGCACCGATGCTGGGTGGATGCTGGAAGGCATGCTGGAGATATTTGATGAGCATTACTCGCGCCAGGTAAGCGCGGACACGTCGCGGAGCATGGTTAAAAACGCGCAAGACGGTCATTTTAACGGCGGCCGCGTGCCGCTGGGATATGAAACCGTTCCTGTCGGCAAGCGCAAAAAGCTGGCGATCAACGAATCCGAGGTCGGCGCTGTACGTGAAATTTTCCGCATGTGTGCCGAGGGTGCCGGCGCGAAATCAATAGCGATGCAGCTCAACAAGGACGAACGCCTGAACCGTGGACGGCGCTGGAACAAAAACACCGTACTGAATCTACTCAAGAACAGAATTTACATCGGGCAAACGGTATTCAATCGAACCAACCATAAGACCAAGGCTGTGAAACCGCAGGACGAATGGATTATCACCCAGGCACACGAGCCGATTATTGACCAGGAGACTTTCATGGCAATCCAGAACAGGTTTGGAGAACGAACTCCAGAAGAAGGAAATGGTTCACCGAATAGCTGCTTTGTATTCACCGGACTGCTTAAATGTGGAAAATGCGGCGCCGCAATGCAGATCACCAGCTCCAAGGGGCGCAGCCGGCGTTATCACTACTACAACTGCGGAACGGCGCATCGAGTGGGAGGATGCGAGAATCGCCGAATTTCCGCGCATGAATTCGATGACTGGATGACCGATGTCGTGCTGGAAAAAATTCTCACACGCAGAATGCTGGTGTCAATGATCGAGGATATTCAGGAGCTCACCAGCAAATGGATCAAAGAACGCGCTGAACGCCGGTCAGCTACGGTTAAAGAGCTTCGTGATGTCGAGAAAAGACAGAAGAACCTGTATAGCGTGCTGGAGCTGCATGGAAAAGATGCACCTAACTTGGGTGATTTGACGATTCGGATGCGCGAATTGAAGACACAACGTGATGCAATCGAGACTCGATTGATCAGGATCGAAGAAGAGGAAATGCCGGAAACGGTTGTCAGCGATATCGATGTAACCGAAATGGCTGAGATGCTGCGTGACATCGTCAAAACAACCGAAGACCCCAAACGATTGAGAATGTTCTTCTCATCGTTTATTGAGGGGATCGTCGTTGATGCGAGCTGCCTGGTAGTCAACTACGACAAATCAAAGCTCATAAATCAAGCTGGATTTGATATGGTGCCTACTAAGCCAAATTGGCTCCCCGACCTGGATTCGAACCAGGGACCTGCGGATTAACAGTACAGATAACTCATTGTTTTTTCGAAAATAAGTAGAAGAAACGTAACAGATTTTTTCCGTGCTCGGCCATCATTTTACCAGAACCGAACCTATCCCGAACCTAATTTCCGAACCTTGTTGGCCGACATAAAAAATTTCAAATAGCGACAACGATTTACCTCAAATTTTCACCGAACGAAAACAGAACTGCACAAAAATGGCGTCAATTTGCCATCGACGGGCGACGGGCGGAAACTGGCACCGGCCCAAAATGTGGCCCAAGGCGGACGCGGTGGGTTGCCGGATGGGGGCAGTGATCCCGGCCCGAAAACGGGTCCGAGTCGGGCAGTTTCTGGGGCAAGGCGGGTCACTCTGGCCGTGCCGCCCCCCCCTAAAGTCCCCCGTAAAGGGACAGGGTGGCGACGATGCGCCGGGTTCGTCGAGTGGCGGGGGAATTTTTTGCAGAAGTTCAGATCGCCCATCAGACTCACGCCAGAAATTCAGGGGTGGGTGAGGAGGCTAAAATTCTGAATTCCTGAAAACCTAAAATTCTGGGACGCGACATTCCGCTGACAGGCACCCACTTGACGAATATGACGATCTGCAAGCGAGACGAAGCGGTCATAGAAGATTGGTTGCATGCATGAGTGCTACCGACCCGATGCAGTCTTTTGCACTTAGGGAAAGTAGACGTTCAACGCCCCTGTTCATCAGCGGGCCGCGAAGGGGATCATCCGCTGCAAACGATTGTTAGACCACGTTATTTCCCGCCTTTTTTTCGGTTGTCCTCGATACAGAGCATCTGACAATTTTCCGCTTCAGTCTTGCCGCCTTCGTGCCACGGCGTGATGTGGTCTGCCTCCATCTCCTCGATATTGAAGTCGTTGCTGCAGTCCGGACATACGCCCTTCTGTCGTTCAAATGCTGAACGGCGCATCCTCTCATCGAATTGGCGGATGTTCAGATGCTTCTCCTTGCCGTACAGCACGTAAAGATAGATACCGCGATGGTTCGTCACGTCTTGGTCTTGGATGAGCGCCGAGATACGTTCCTCAAGTACGTCAGGGTCGAGGGGTACGTCCTTGTACTCGTTGTAAAGCTCGCCCCACGGTTGCCCCTTCATCTCCTTCTTGCGCTCGACGTAGAACGTTGCCTTCACCCAGGCGATCACATTCTGGAAGTACACCCACAATTCGTTCGCCTTCGAGTTGTGCTGGTGCTTCCCCATGTAGTCCCGAATGTTGCCTTTGCTGATCCAATCGAGCACGGTTTCTAGGTACTCCTGTCGGATCGGCGATCCATTCATCAGGTCGCCGCCAACAACATAGGCAGGGCATCCAGTCTTGCTGAAGTGTTTCTTAGCGTCTGAGAGCCATGGTCCCGCGTAGGTGGCATTGCGTAGCTCCTGCTTGGTAAGAACCTTGCCGGCGATGTTGATGGTCTCGAACCACGCCAACCGCTCGCTGTCGGTGCCCTTGCAGAAGTAGACCATCAACTCATAGTTTAGGATTTGTTCCTGCTGGTCGTCAGTGAGGTTATGAAAGTACAAGTCTTTCCATGCAAACTCGCCATTTACGTACTGGCAGATGGAGATGGTTCGCTGCTGGCCATCGATTACTTCGTAGGTTCCGTCGTCTCGCACAGACCAGTACATGACGTTCAGAGGGAAGTCTTGGGTCAGCGTGTCAATGACCTTGTTGCGCTCTCTGGCGTCGTAGACAAACTCACGCTGGTAGGGCGGACGAATGTCGAGTTTTCCACTGTATCCGAGCACACCGCCCTCGGCGTCGTCCTCGTATTCCTCACACAAATCGCGGACGGGGATCTTCTTGAGTTCGATTTCCATCAGGCTTCAACCTTCTTGTTGCGAATCAGAATGCGAGGGTAGGTCTGAGTGAAGAGCTCACCATCGACTTTGTAGTAGGTCTTGCCTGAGGGAGGTGTCGCCACCTTAATGACTGCGCCATCGTTCAGTTTCCCCACGAGACTAACCTTTCCGTTCGCGCTCACCTGTTCTTGCTGCGGATACGTCTTGGTCGCGACACCGAACCACGTCTTGGTAATGCCGACAATTTCAAACTGCTCAGGGCTGTGCTTCGCGAAAAATCCGGGAGTGACGCCCATGACACCTTCGTAGTCTTTGGGGATGCTAGCGACTGTGCCGACCTCTATGGCGTCGAAGTTGTCGTAGGCGTGATACTCGTTAGGGTTGTAGTTCTTGTAGAGAATTAAATCCTCGTGGCGCTTCTTGTAGTCCAAGTTCGTGAACCAGCACATGTTCCCGAAGCTCCGCCACTTCTGCCCCGTTTCATCAACCCAGAACCGCGTTTCGCGTTCCGTGTAGTGGCTGGGAACTCTAAAACTCATGTCACCGCTGTTTGCGCCCAACCACATCTTCTCGTCCTTGAGGAGCGGGAAGATCTCCTTCAAGGTAATGGCGTTCTGGTTCGCAAGAATGACGAACTTCTTGTCATACTCGATGAGTTGTGCGACATATTCCCGAAAAAGGGAGAAGGGTGGATTCGTGACTACGATGTCCGCCTGCTTCAATAGTTCGATGGCCTCCGCGCTGCGGAAGTCTCCGTCTCCTTCCAAGAAGTTGACCTCGATCTCGGCGTCTCCCGGAATCCGGTCACCGTCCTTGTCGCCCTCGTACTCCAGGAAAATCGCATGCTTGCTGTCATTCTCACTAAAAAGGTCACGCTCCTTGTTCTTGTAGCAGGTTGCGATCAATTTTTTGAGACCGAACTTCTCGAAGTTGTAAGAAAAGAAGTGGAAGAAGGCGCTGACCCTCGGGTCATCGCAATTGAGGTAGACGACCTTGCCCTTGAAGTGCGTCCGATAGTGCTTGAGTTCCCGCTCGACGTCTTCCTGTTGCGTGTAGAACTCGTCTTCCTTATTCGTCCTCGCCCTGCTCAGACTTGCGTTCTGCGTCTCTGCAACCATCCTGTTGCTCCTTACATCGGTCATCTTGTTTTATGCATTTTCACTCGTGGTCTAACAGGGAATATACGGGCCTATCGGTCAGCATAACAACTAAAATTAATGCGTCATGTTACACCACCGAAACCCGCACCCAGCCTTGATCTTCCAGCGGCTGCGCCCGTATAACAACAGCCATCGCCAATATATCATCACCTAGAGCCTCTGTGCAGGATTAGTAGAGCCCCTCAATGGCGGCTTTGCGACCACCTCCTCAACCGTCCGCTCATATCACAAACATGCTCCACCCGAACAGCAGCTTCCCGCCATCCAAAATTCCAGCCTCATCTTACACCCGCAGCCTTCCGGCACATCCAAAAAAGAATTACCCGCAATCACCTGTCGCACTCGACGCATCGACGCCAGCCAGCTTTCCAGAAATTCAGGATTTCAGGTTTTTGCCTCCCCTGCCCCCCCACCGCCCCGACGGGTGAAAACTGGAACCGGCCCAAAATTGGCCCAAGGCGGACGCGCTGGCCTGCCGGATGGGGGTGGTGATCCCTGCCCCAAAACGGGTCGCAGTCGGGCAGTTTCTGGGGCAAGGTGGGTCACTCTGGGCGTGCCGCCACCCCCTTTAATTCCCCCTTGAAAGCAACTGGGCGGCGTCGATGCGCCGGGTTCGTCGGGTGGCGAGGCAAATTTTCTTTCGGCCATTCAGATCGCCCCATCAGACTCACGCCAGAATTTCAGGGGTGGGAAGCGAAAATTCTGAATTCCTGAAAACCTGAAATTCTGGCGCGCTGACTCACATTACATCACATCAACCCAATACCTTCACTGACATTCCGCTTACTGGCATCCATTTATCGAACATGACGATCAGAAAGCGAGACATTACAGCCAAAGTGCTTTGTGTCTATCTGTTAGAGTTTTCTACAAAATTGCTGCGTCTTCAACGTTTCCTTCTCGATCCAACGAAAGTGATAGCGATAGTTCTTTTCCACGACCAAGCAACGTTCGTGAATTTTCTTGAAGATTGTAATTAACTTTATTAAAACTTTCGGACATTTGGAGTGAAGCATATTGTATTTCTCTTGCGGCACGCTGAACACTTTCTCGACGAAACGTCAACATTTCATTGCTATTTGTTTTTACAGAATTTGTGAGTAGTTCGTTTGATTTTTTTTCAAAGGACTCAGAGAAACTTTCTATCAGTTGTTCCCATGTATTCAAATCAAGCTTGGTTCGGGTGTATATCCGTTCACAGGGGTCTTGATAGGTCATAATGATATTGGTTAGGCATGCTAGCTCGATTAGTAAAGTCCAGCGTATGTTGATTACTTCAAATCGCTTTGTGATATCTTTCAAAGCTTTGTGGCAGTCGTCAGTTCCGACCCACTGTTTATCAATAACACTTTTTGTATTTTGCGTAAGGGTTTTCAAATCTTCTTCAATTTGGGAGTACATGATGTAGGCGTCTTTTGAGATTGTTTCAAGTACATTTTTTTGCGGCTCAGAAAGAGCATCCGGCAACGCTGCTAACTTGATTTTTTCGCCAATTTCCCGCAAATAATTTATAGTGCCTTTAATTTTTGCGATGAATTCATTGTCGAAGGAATTCTGCAATTGATCTATCGATCTCTGTATGCCAACCAAGCTTCGTTCAATGTCCGCGAGGTGCGATTGGGCTACAGCAATGCTTACAAGTTGAAAGGCGCCTGTTGCTAGCTGTTTAAGCTTTCCCGATTCTACAACTCTTGCTTTGCCAACAACTTTTCCAGTAGAGTCAACTGCATCAGCTAAAACCTCACCAGACCTTGTTTTCATCATTGTGTAGGCGCCATCTCTAAGTCCTTCTTGGACTTCTGATTTAAAAACAATTTCTATTGTCTTTTTGGAGATGCTGGTGGTGCCTTTTACGGAGTCGGCAATTAGCTGAGTTACCCTTTTAATGGGTTGGCTAGAGAGATCAAGGTGGCGGGCACTATTTGGTATGCGTCTGATCTCATGCCCAAATATTTCAATGTTCCCCTGCTCGTTTGCTAGTCCCATGACCCCTTCGGGGATGATAGGTACTAAATCCAGTTTCACAGGTTCCATTATTTTTGTATCTGGGACATTCGTGATGGAGGTGAATATCTTTTTTCGGAAAAAGAAGCCGATCAGTCCGCCTATTACTGCCGCAAAAATTATTGATGATATGTAAATCATAAAAAATCCCTAAAAAAATACAGAAAAATGGACTCATCCCTTTTACATTGAAGTTGCATCACTCCTCTCGCGCTGCCAGCCAGCGAGAAACGACCCATGGCTTTCCACGGAGTGCTTGCCAAGCAAAAGTCCCTCGACGCTGATATCTTCGTCGATATCATCCCAATGAATTCCAGAACCTTGACCGATCAGCCGCCAGCCAATGGGTCCATCAGGCTTAGCGTGAGCGACGCGGATACCACCAAAAAACATTTTGGATGAAAATGATGTTTAAAATAATCACTTGCCGAATACAGGTTATACACATAACAGCAACTCACAGTGAGAATTTGAATGCTGATATATATTTCCAGTCATTTTTAACACAACAACTAATGCAACCTGAACGACTATAGATGGCACAAACTCGACCACCACGAACAGCAGCTTTCTGCCAGCCAAAATTCCACCGTCATCTTACGCCCGCCGCCGCATCCTGCACATCCAAAAAATTCCCGCGCACACCCGCCGGACTCGACGCATCGACGCCAGCACGGTCAGGCTTCCAGAAATTCAGGTTTTCAGATTTCCGCCTCCCCTGCCCCCTCGACCGACCAAAAAACCTGCACCGGCCCAAAACTTTGCCCGAGGCGGCCACGGCGGCCTGCCGGATGGGGGCAGTGATCCCACCCTGCAACCGGTGCCGACTCGGGCGGTTCCTGGGCCAACCCGGTGCAACCTGCCTGCGCATCCCCTCTAAAAGGTCCCCGTTAATTCAACCGGATCGGCGTCGAGGCGTCGGGTGCGACGAGTTTCTGGGAAATTTTATTACATCAGATCAGTTTACGCAGCAGACACATTCCGAACGGTCAAGAGCGACAGATAGGATAAATTCAGACAAGGCTACCAATATTATTCATCATTTTATTAACTCCACAGCTTTTGCGCTGGGACCTTTATCATTTTGACTAATTTGGTACCTGACCTTGTCATTTTCTTTTAAAGAATTAAAAATATCGCCTTTTACTTCTGAGTGATGAAAAAATAAGTTTTCTCCACCACTGTCAGGCTTCACGAAACCATAACCATCTTTTAGTGACAACAATTTCCCCGTATTTTCCTTTGGCGTAGTAATGGTCGCTGTAGGTTGAAGGGGTATTGCCACCCCAGTAGAGACTTGGTTTCCCTGTTTAATTTGTGGTTGAGGTGCTGATTCTCGCTGAGGTATGAATAATCCATTAATTAGTGGATCGTCTTTACGTGATCGGTCATCAATTTCTTGATGCATCATCAATGGGTACGTAACTTCGTCCAATAAGGATTGAGCCATCCTCGTTTCACGTTCAGTTCCGTTATAATCAGTAATCTTGAAGTCCCATCCGACAAGTACAACTCTCGTGCCAAGTGAATTTAGTTTCCGCACCAGAGGCAAGAAATCCCCATCGCCAGCCACCAACACAATTACGTCAAATCTCTTATATATTGCCAGCTCAAACGCCTCCAATGCGAGCCACACATCAATGCCTTTTTCACCTCCTTGACTAAGGTGCAGATAGTGCGCAACAACCCCCTCACGAATCAAAATATCATCGAACTGACGATCTCTAAAAAGTTGATCGCGCTGCTCTGCGTCGGCAGCTTTCAAACGACCACGAAAATAGTGCGCATCAACAATCTGGCAATATCTATTGTCAGTGCTTTCAATTTTAGCGACTTCATTACGAATAAAATGATGCAACCCTGAGATACTTATTCTTGCTCGACGTGCATGGTGAAAATTATAGTAATTACTGACATGTAAAAAGTAGTTACCATCATAGAACACGCCAATACGCGTCAGTTTTCCATCACCATTGTTCATAGTAATTCCTTTATTGATATGAGATACAGCCTGCTCAGCTAAAATTTGGCGAGCATCTTACACCCGCCACCAGCCAGCACACCGTCCACCACAAAAATAAAGTGCAGGAGTAGGCCACAAGACCCTCTCCCCGGAGCAGGCCAACCATGCACCCGCCCCGGGACCTTTACTGCTGCCTACCGATCATGCCGCCAAACACACCTCACCCTCCTGAAGCACATCCGCCTGCAACAACTCAGGCAACGCCAGCGGAACCACATCGACCACATCACCCTGCAAGACACCAGAAGGCAACTCCGGCACCGCCGTCACCGAAGCCTGCATGGCACCCTGAATCATCACCGAAGCACAGTTGGCTGCACTCTGCAAAGTCTTCGTGGACAGATGACTATACCTTTCCGTGACTATGGATTGGCTGTGCCCAAGAATCTGCTGCACCTCATACAGAGTACGACCGGAGTTCACCAAGAAACTGGCAAAGCTATGCCGAAGATCATGCAGCCTGAGATGCGGCAGTCCAGCCTTTTCCCGTAACCTCGTCCAGACTTTCATCACGGTGGTGTACGGCTTGCCAGTCTGATGATTGATAAACAAATGGTCAAAGCCCTTCGTATCCTCCATCTGCTTCAGGATAATATCCAGACTGGCATCATTCAGCGGCACAGAGCGAACCCTCTTCCCCTTGGCATTGATTGCAGCAATTTTCAACGTCCGATTCTCGATGCTGATATCCGACTTCTTCGCACTGAGAATTTCGTTGAGGCGGCAACCAGTACCCAGCAAGAGGATGGCGATATTGCAGACAGGCCGATTTGCATCCGTCCGCAACACATCCATCAGCTTGCCCAGTTGCTCGTCGTCCAGGTAGTGTTCGACCTTGTTGTCATGATTAAAAAGCTTGAAATTCGCCAAAGGGTTCTTGTCTAGCAATCCAAACTCTATACTCATAGCACATAAGCGACGTAACATCTTCGGATGGTGGTCACACGAACTTCCAGAAAGACCTTCCTCAAGCAATCCAGCGTGGAACACAGCGACCTTTTGCTTCTGTATCTGATCGAGCCGGAGATGACCGAATGCCGCCCTGATGCGTGAAAACAGCTGCACATCGCGTTTCCAGCTGCGTTTGTGAACTTTGGCATAGGGCAAGTACGTTTCATCGAAGAAGTCGGCCAGCGTCGGGATGGCGCGCTGTGCCTTTGCTGTTGCACGCGGGTCAGCACCCAACTCAATCTCAGCCTTGAGCGTCTTGGCCTGTTTGCGGGCATCTGCGAGCGACATGTCAGTACGGCTTATTTTTTGGTGACAGGTCTTTCCAGTTATATCCTTGTATCTAAAGTAAAAAGTTCCATTTCCTTGACTTGTTGCGCGGACCTCGACGTATAGGCCGGGTTGGTCCATATCGCAGAATTCGATGCGGGATTTTCCTACGGGACAGTGCAGATCGTTGTTGATGAAGCTTTGCGTCAGTTTGATGACTGGCATGGTGTACTCCTTATAAGTATGTGAATCGGCAACCACAGCAACATGGCTACCGATCCGTGGAATTAAACTCAGTGCTGGTTATTGGCCATACTGATCAATGTGCCGATCGTGACGGGCCTGCGCAGCTTCAAGGTAAACGACCGCCATTTACTCCGGATTTCCTTTTCGCCTTTGTACTTCTGCCCCAGCGAACTCCACGCGTTTGCAATCTCAAACCCTTCCTCGCTGCCGCCTGACTCGTGATAGATACCCATCAGAACCCGTAGCCAGCCCGCATACGGCAAGTCGGGATCAAGCTGTTCCAGCAGTTGCCGGACACGCTCCAGGTTGGCTGGATTCGGTTGTGATAAGGAACGAGGATACGTTTGTGGAAATGACATGGCTAATCTCCTGTAAATTAGATACTGATTGTTTTGAAATGGTTTTGTGACTGGCATCCTTTCACGCCAGCCACCTGATTAAACCGACCGCCTATGCAGCAACGCCATCGCTACTGACAACAGACAAATCACCTTCTTCGATTAAAAGTAGCATGCAGGCACCGAGAACCTTGCGCTCAACACTATCGAGAGACGCCAGAAATTCATCACTGAAACTATCATCCAGAGGATGAACCTCGTTGTACTCAAAAAAGACGTCTTCAAGTTCATCCTTCAGGCGACTAATGAACGAAAAAGGGACGAGATGATCATTGACCAGCACATAGCCATACTTGCCTTCCCTAGAAAATTGCCCTTCCATACAGCCAAGATGATTCGAATCAAATTTTGCGTATTGGAATGATTCAACGTATTTGTACATACAAGACCTTTCAAAAATTATTGCGATTGAATGCTGATTTCCGCGTAAATCGATCGCACACTTGGCGACCCGACGGTATCGTCGCCGGGCAACAGCCAGCCGCCCCTTGCAGTACATGGGTTCGCGTCGAGGCGACGATTGCGCCGATTAATTTGGAAAATTTATTTTGGCAGCGGCGAGTCCCGAAATTCTTTCACTCAGGACGGCCAACTACACCGTTTGTGCCGAACTACTTGACGAACCTGACAACCCGGCGTTTTCCGAATTATTTCAAAGGATTAGCCGGAGTCATCTGCGTCAATTGCGTTGTATTACCTGACGATCACATTTCCACTTCAATTAAAACTGATCGTCATAATCATCAACAACGCCTTCTATCTTTACGGTGATCATTCTTTCCTTGCCACGCGTAAATTCCAGAAATACACCCTGTGTCATCAAACCGGCCTGCAAGGGTTTGAGCCGCTTCGTTAATGCGATGGCATTCTGCGGCCATTCACGGGATCTCTGTGTTTGTGCAGATGCCTGCATAGTGAGCTTATTAAGCAATTCCGCTGGCGTACCGCTCCAGTCACTCCCGGCCACCTGCCGCGCAAAGTCCAGCACCTCAGACGCAAGAAGATTCTCTTGCAAGCTATCACGCTGCCCCTGATTCAGAGCCTTACTGTACTCGGCTTGGTAAGTGCCAGCGGGAGCGCCATCCACCATTTCCATGGCCGCCAGCCAGCAAACGAAGTCCAGCATGCGTTCGGGGTTCGTAACCTTGGCGGCAGGCAGGTGGGTAAGGATGTCGGCAATCAGCCTGAACAGGCCGCCCATGATGGCAGGCAAGTCCTGTTGGAATTCTCGTTCCAGTTGCACTTCAGACTTGCGCTGATTTTCGTTGATGGGCAGCAACTCAAGCGGTAAGCAACGCTGCGCCAAGTCAGGCTGATCAATGAACGAGTGAATGCCGTTTAAAACCAAAGCAACATGCAACTGAATCACGTTCATGTCGGCATCGGAATACAACTGCCGGGAACTGATGGCACCTCCAGTTGCCGCCGTACACAGGTTGTCGGCCATGCTTGGGCTGATTGCGCGCAGGTTGTCGTAACAAAGAACATGGGCGTTCTGCGCTGCAATCGAGAGGTCCTTCGGATTGGAAGGCATAATCTGCACGGCGACGATGCTGGGGTCGATCAGCTGCTGAATTCTTCGACAGAGTAGGCTTTTTCCAGTGCCATAATTCCCTTGCAATACAAGTATCACGAACTTGCTGGCTGGAATTTTTGGGTGTGCCAGCGTGTACGACACCCATGCTGTGAAGAGAATGCGCTGAATCGGGGACAGATTAAGGTACCGATCCAGCAGGCGGAGATTGCCGGTCTGTACTGGCATCGCCATCGCTTTGGAAACCTGCGAACGACTGAACAGCACACCCGATCCGGCGCTGACAACCTCGACCTGTCCGGGCGTGATCCTCACATGGGTGTGCTGGTCGTCACCGAGATCGATGACAATACCTTCATCAGTTTGAGCCACGCGATGCCACACATCCCGGCGGACACCCGCCATTTCGGCTTCGGCCTGTAGGGAATGATTCAGATCAGATAAATCGTTCTTCCGTAGCCTGATCCCCTCATTCATGGCCAACTGGCGAATGCGATTATTGAGAGCCTTGCTCCCAACTGCCAGCGCGTAAGCATTGCCTGCGCCTTGAATGATTGCGTAAGCTTTCCCGTTCTGCCCGAGGATAATTTTCAATGTCTCGGCCAAATTGTCCGGGAACCGCTTAGGCTTAACGACGACTTGAGTATCTTCATGTTCGACAGTGATTAGTTCTTGTACTGGCAAACATACTGAATTCTCAGGTTCGATCTGAACAGTAGGCACTTCAGCTTCCTGCTCGATGCAGCTTGCAACTTCGACTTGCTCAGGATCAATGACTATTTCCTGTACGCAAGCAGCTACTGAAACCACCTCTACTGGCGACGGGCTATCATTTCTTGCCGTGCCAGTAGTAGTTGCAGCAGCTATGAGTTCCCATAACTGACTCTTGGGAATCGGACTGCCTGTTACTGATTGCTCCGCTGATACCATTTTGACCTCCTCTTTGTTTTGAGGACTCAAATGTCTCATTTCATCTGTGGTAAATATCTAATTTACCAAAAGGTAAAAAGTAAATTTATTTTGCGGGAAGCATTGATCGTTGAATTTTCTTAGCTTCTGTTATCAGAGTTTGAATGGACTTGGCCGACATACCTTTCAACTCCACATTTCTGTTGGCAGCAGTGGATAATTCAACCAAACGCTTGATTATCCCATCAACATTTGGACGTCCATCCTCATGATGATAACGCGGTGCTGTGTCGGCATAAGCATCAACAAGAAAAGCGAAGGTTACTAAAAAACGATTAGCCTTTATTTTGCTCATATCTTCAGATATATCTAATTCTTCATTCTGCTGTGCAATTTGGCATGGTGCCCTAACTTCAGGCTTAGGTTCTTCATCGTCAAAAATGGATATTCCGTACTTGTCCTTTGCCCATTTCTTCAAGCTGTTTATCGTTACATGTAACTTTCCAGAGTCTGCCGTAGATTGTCGATCTATCCTCAAAATGGATGATCCTGCTTGGTCAAACTCCTTGTCGAGCTCCTCGTCAATATCGCAAAGGTACACGGAAACTTTTCGAATCAAATCATCGCACTCTGCAAGCGCATGAGCTTTTTCAACAAGAACATCCTCTGACAAACCATCACAAACAGCCTCGTTATATCGATTCCACTCAGCATTTCTCAGGATCGTAAGATGCTCTTGCAGGCTATACACCAATGAATGCGTGTAAACCAGATTATCAGTTGTAATTTCATCCTCATCGACATCAACCGGGTAGTCATGGCGAATATGCCCCCTCATCCAGCCTATAAGTTTGGCTGCGGCTTCTTCTTTCGTACAACTGGTCCTCATGTCCAGATTGACATTGTCTGTAGGATAAAATTTATCTGTACTTTTTGACATTTCGTTCCTGCTGTCTTTCAAGTTATTGGCAGAGGCATCCTACCGAAATCTTTTGCAACTGGATATAACCTGACGCATTGCCGCCAACGTGACGCGAGCAAACCTATGCTGCATATAGGTCCCGTCAGGTACGTCGATTGCGTCGGATAATTTCAAATACATAAAATTGTGTCAGCTGGGGCCATAGCGATCACCGTACCGCCCCGAAAAAATTCTAAAAAATTTCCCGAAAGCCCTCGACGCACTCGACGCATTGGCGCCATTCCATGAAACATATGGGTTCCTGGGAGGCGACATTTGCGCCGATGCGTCGAGTCGTCGAGTGAGTTGAAAAACTTTTAATCAATTGCCTGCATGATGCTGCTTACATCCGCATGGTCCAGAGCGAACTCCCTGATCAGATGGTACTGCTCCGCGCATGTCTCTGCAAACGCGCCATCACCGAAGCTCAGATGCGAGTAGGCATACAAGCACGCAACAAGGCCCATCGTTTCGCCCGACATGCGGCCCTCGTATCCATTTTCGGCAGACACGCTAAACAGCTCCTCCGATGCCGGGGCCATGTAAAATCCGCCATTGCTCAACTTGTAGAATTCCCAGTAGCCACCGTCATACTCAGCGGCAAGGTTCCCGGCGATGGTGAAGATTGTCGGTTCAAGACGCATGGGGAAATTCAGGCCGAACAGCCGGGCCGTGTGATTTACGCGCTGATTGATGGCGATACGTTGACGTGTGATATTTGATGTACTCATTTCGATACTCCTTCATGTTGTTGAAAAAAATAAGCCCCGGCCCACTTCCTCCAGACGTGACTGAACCTCCGCATATAGCCGGATCGTTTATGTCGTCTGAGGAAAGTGAGTTTGGGGAGTGGTGCGGGAAAAGGTGCGTGTATCTGAACTGCGTGTCGGTTGAGAAAATCAGTCCAGACAGAATGTGCCGATCTCATCTGAATTGAGCCTGCCGACTTGTGCCTGGACAACACCGACTATCGACTCTTCCGGCATATCCCAGCAGAAAACTTGTTCAATCGAATCCAGCAATGTGTTGATGTCCATTTTTGAAACTCCTTTGAATATGAGTGGTTGAATTATTTGTTGCGAAGGTAAAGAATTGCGCCGATCGCTCCGCCGATGACGAGCAGCGAAATAATCAAGAGCGGTTTAAACAGAAGAGAAAACGCCATCACCACGACTACGATCAAGAAAGTCCATTTCAAGGCAAGGCACAGCAGGGTTACGAGGGCTAAGGTAATGAGGATCAGCATGAATGCTCCTTTTGGTTGATGGATCAGCAAATTCAAACGAGGCCGTACTTTTTTAGCAGATAGAAAATCAGCCCTGCAATGACGAACATGACCGTGAACGTCACAGGGAAAAGGCAATACAACAGAGCCAAGCTGACGACCCCGATCAGCCTTGTGGACTTAATTGATAGGAGCAGTAAAGCCGTCAGCGCCAAGGTGACGACAATCATAAAAAGCCTCCTTATCAGGTACTGGTGAAAAACAGCTTGTGAAAATTACTGGGTGGAAGTTGATGCTGAGAAGGTGGGAAACAGCGTGATTGATGCGTGGGGATTTTCTGGAAACTGAGGTGAAAAATGCTGCCGAGGGTCGGTATTAGCTCGGTATTGCGAGCACTGTGGATGGTGCTGAAAAGGCTGCCTTGTGAATCAAGGGGTTATGAGAGATAAAACTGACTGAGCGGCGGATAGCCTCTACGTCGAGCTGTTTTCTGGCTGCTCCGGGTCAGCATTGGGTGCCGATTCCGTTTCGGTGCAGTCTGCCATTGAGGCTGTGGCATCAACTTCCGGCACTGGACTGGCAATAACTTTTTTCTTCGCTGCTGCCTTACTTGATGCAACCTTTCCTGATGCCGATTTGCCCTGTGCCCTGCCCTCCACCTTGAGATCAGTTCCGGCATCAATCAGCTTGGCCATCTCCGACATGAACCCGGATGCGTCGGTGAGCTCATAGCATCGCTGCTGTTCCCTCATGTGCCGAAGAAAGCCCTCTTGCTGCAAAGCGGCCAGCATGAACCCCGGCGTATTCTGTGACCTGCCCTTGAAGAGTGGGAACAAGGCAAATGAAGATATGGGCTGCCCTGCCGGGACCTTGTCGAACACTTGCTGAATACTGGACATAGACACCCATTCATTGCTGAAGTATCCGGGCGCTGAGTTGGCATAGATGCGGAACTGGATGTTGTAGTCTGATACGTCACCTGATTGGCTATCGCTACCGACTTCTGCAATGACATGGCCTACCTGATACGTGAGATCCGACTTGCCTGACAGCGATGGACAAGTGCCGATCTTGATGATGCGGATGATGGCCGACGGTTCGATGGCTGGTGCTACTGCCGCTGGTGCTGTTTTCTTCTTGGACATTTTTGATACTCCTTTGTATAAGTTGATGATGGATGTTGGCACTACTCAGCTTCATATAAGATACCCAGCGTTGCTCAATCAAACTGGTGCAGGAAAGCCATAGCACTCGCCCCATTCCAGCAACTCAGAATCAATGCCCTCCTCCCTGGGAATCAGCAGACATACGCCGAACTCACGGTCACAATGTATGAAGGCTGCCTCATAGCAATATGGATGCGTGACGATCCATTCGAATGACGGGGTGAATTCCTCGTCCAGTGGCTCACCGTCAGCAGTCTTGATCTGCCTAAGCTGGTTGCATATCTCTTGTTCAATGTCTTGCGCTGAATCATTGACGTCCACCACAACGAAGCTGTGAATTAGATAGCCGTGATCTTGATTGAGGTCGTTCTGCCGAAAACGAATCTGGATGAGTTGGCGTATTTCTGGCCACGGAACGGACTGGATGGCTTCGGAACTATTGATAACTTGCATGCTGTTCTCCTTTGAACGGACGTAAAAAATGCCGAATCGGGATGCGATTCAGCGCGGTGGTGATGCAGTTGCTGGGTGGTTTGTGTTACCGGAAGACAGTGATGCACTACCGGATGTTGATGACCTTCAGGTGATGGCGGCGAAGTACATCGATGAGGGCAAGGCATTCGGCATGGTCGCGGGTCAGCTGGGCACTGAACTGGACGACACCCGCGCGTTCCTCAAACTCTTCCCTCAGGTCAGCATCGAGCAGAGTGATGACGTAATCCTTCACGGACATGGCTGCCGCGAGTTTGTGCGTGGTTGATGGCATGGTGATCTCCTGATTTTTTGGTGATGTTGCGGTCGGTGGTGCTACTGGAATTGATGTACTGCAGAGGGTGATGCCGAGAGTGCTGTGGAATATTGCCGGTGTCGATGCGCAAACGATTTACAGAAGTCCCTTTTCTGCAAAGCTGATTACCCCGCTTCCGGCCACAATGAAGTGATCGAGAACACGAACATCCACTAAAGCCAATGCCTGCTTCAGTGCCGTGGTGAGTTGCTGATCAGCCTGACTGGGTTCTGCCACGCCGCTGGGATGGTTGTGACTGAAAATGACTGCCGCTGCATTGACCCTGAGTGCCTCCTTGACCACTTCTCTTGGATACACCGATGTCTGCGTCAGCGTCCCCCGGAATAACTCATGGGTTTCAATCAGTCGATGTTGGGCATCAAGGAACATGGCAACAAACGACTCATGTTCACGACCTGCGAAATGCAGTCTCAGGCAATCTCGGACAGCCGCCGGTGAATTCAGCACGCAATCACGCCTGAGCTCCTCATCCAGCCATCGCCTGACCAGTTCCCGCGCCACCATGCACCGCTCCGGCAATGCGGAATGATTGCCTGTGCCGACCGGGGTGAACATCGCCCCCAGTGATCCGGTATAGCATTTCTGCGTCTGGCGTACACCGATCAATTTGGTCAACAACTCGGTATCTGACAGATTTGCATACAACGACGATGGGCTATTCATGACATTTTCCCTTTCAATGGGCGAAAAAAAAAGACCCTCAATGGGCCGATGCGGTGTTGCTGTGATGCGAGTTTTTCAGGAAGTGGGGATGCTAGAAATGTCCCACGATCAGTGCCGGTATTCCATACGCAACCAACACGAACATCAGAATACCGCCAACACATGCGCCAACACATGCCATCAGCAGTTGCATGAGCATGTGCCGGATTGAGCCGAAGAAGCCCAACCCAGTCGGCAGGTAGAACTGCACCCCGGAATGGTCAGTAACCATCCAGCGGAACAGGCCCGAGGCGACCTTGTCAGCGGTACGAGCAGTGGAACTAACGGCGGAATTTAAATTACGAAATGCTTGGTTGCGGAATGCATTGTTGCGTCTTGACATGGTGAGTCTCCTTTGTTGGTTGTGCAACGGGTTTCAATAGGGCGAAAAAAACCCCCGATCGTGATGACCGAGGGCGCTTGGGTGAGGTGAAGCTATGCGTGTTACGGGATAGCTACTTTCAAAGCTGCAAAGACAATCGTTGCAAGATCAAAATATCACTTTGAAAATATCACCTTTATTGTTTTTTGCGACCCCATTTCCGTTGGCTGTTCCGCTGCCGGTGAAGAACTCGACTTGAATGACTGTATCTCGATCGCCAACAAGCATGGCTTCACCTCTATTCACGCCCGGAACATTACTCATAGAAAACCCCGATCCAAACACAGTCGCCCACGCAGATGCCATGCCATTTGTTGCAGTACCGGTAGCAGCAGCCGCTGAATAACCAACGCTCATAGGCGCGATAGATGACCAAGTCCCTGTGCACTTCTCTCCATCCGGCATTACTAGAGTAAGGCTCCCTGTATTACCCGTTATTCCGTTTACTGTTGCGGTAAGTACGGGGAGTGGCACCTGTTTTGATAGTGGTCCGTCAACAGGATAAAGCTTCGCCGTGGTGGAGCAGGCCGTCAATATTCCTACTGCAAGTGCTACAACACACAAATGCTGAAATTTCATAGATCGCCTTTCAAAAAATACCGGAATAAAAAAGCCACTCTCCTCCGGCATGGAGAATGGCTATGAAATAGTTATTTCCCTGATCCATTCAGTAGTTCATGACATTTAGAATTTGATGTTACTTCTTGGTAAAGTGCTTATAGGCACCCATCGAAGCGCCCACCACCGCGCCTGCCACTGGACCAATAACTGGTACGGGAACAGCGATAACTGCACAAACAAGTGCTCCTGCCGCTGCTTCCTTTACCAAGTCTGATTGCATGGCATTTTTGCCAATCTTGCCAGCCTCACCAATTGCAGATGAAGAAAATTGTTTAGCCCTAGCAGCAGCAATTTTGAAATCTTCGGCATCAATTTTTCCGTCGCCATTCAGATCGCTTATTTGTGCAGCAAGCATTCCCCCAATATTTTTGGCACCACTTGCAGTACGACTTACAGCCTGACTGGCAGAATTGTAGGCAGATCGAAAAGACGAAATTTCTGTTTTTTCGACCAACTCTTGCTCTGCATCTATAACTGCACCAGCTTTAACGCCGCAATTGGCACAAAACTTTGCACTTTCTGAAAGTCCATTTCCACAGTTCGAACAAAACATTGCCGCTCCATTTCTCATAGCTTATCTTGAGCTATATTTTTATAAAACAGGCTAATTTCAGTATATTATTAAAACCACATGTATCAATTAGTGCGTGGCTCTTGAGTATACAATGATTCACAGTTCGAGGCGTGAATACACCCCTCAGACACAAATTCGGAGAACGAGTTAGGCTATTGCGACTTGCTTCCGGCATATCGCAAGAAGCGTTTGCCGACAAGTGTGGCTATGCGAGGAGTTACATGAGCAGAATTGAGCGTGGCAAAGCAAATCCGTCGATTGATGCCATTGAAGTGCTTGCTGTTGCCTTACAAGTAGATGCGAAGGAATTGTTTTAGGTAGCCAGCACAACAGACCACTCAGCAGGCCAGTGTGGTCGTGTTGGGAAGGGAATATGCTGAACTTGCGCCGTTCCTGGACAAGCTGCTGAAACTCTCGCCCAGAGACATACGGATCGTGGAAGGAATGGTGCAGCTGATGCACGCAGAAAACATCGGGAATTAATTTTTCGGGCAATTCCGTGAGATAGCAGCCAAGCCATGAGGATACCAATTCTGGACATGCTCAAATATGTCGCCAACCGAATCAATCTCTTTCCCCGCAAGCACATACCGCAATAACTCAGCCAGTTTACACAGACTTATCCACAGAATTTGTGGACAACACACATTCGCCACCCTGAGCTTGTCATGAAACACCCCATTCAGCGCCGAACCTGTTTCAGGTATGCTGGCGGGTATCAAACAGTCGAGAAGCTACCATGACCGTCGAAACTCTGCCAACGTTCACGCCACCTGCCGCCAAACTGTATGCCGCAATACCTGCTGACATCAGGAAACGGCTACTCTCCAATGTCTGGTGTGGTTCCTGCCGCCATGAGGTCACGATCACAAACTTTTCCGGCGCGGTCAGGTCTGGTGATCTGCTGCTGGTTGGAACGTGCTCGGAATGCCACGGCGATGTAGCAAGGGTAATTGAAAGTGTATGACCTGACGCACACGACAACTTATCAGTAAACGCATATATAGTTTCAGCCATTGCTGCTCATGGACGAATCAGAACCAATTTTTCATGGAATAGCCAATGTTCAAACAGGGACCATCTACAAACAGGGAACGCGAAACGCTGCTCTTGCTGCGCGAGGCATTACCGGAGTATGAAATTAATCCGCACATGCGCTTGGCTAACGTGGTTAAAAGCAAACTGGCTTACACGAGAGCAATGGGACAGTATGAATTGGATTTCGTTGTCCAGAATCCTGCCACAGGTGAGGTTGTCTGCGCGATTGAGCTTGATGACTCAACACATGACACAGAAGATGGCAGGCGGCGAGATGCAAACAAAAATCGCTGGATGGCACAGGCACGAATTCCACTTATCAGAATCAGAATGCCAAATGAAGCATTCACCATACGCGAGCGATTAAACCAGCCTATCAATTTTGACATACCTGAAGAAACCATCTTCTCGTTTGAGAAAAAGCGAACTTCAGGAGTTGGCGCAGGAAAAATTAACGCTGCTGTGTTTGCAATATTTGCCATTGCATTCGTTCTTTGGGCTTTTAATGCCGTAATGAAAAACATAGCAAGTAGTCTCAGTGTCAATGCATCAGCACTTCAGCAACAAATAAATAGCCAAAATTCAATTCATCAGGCAAAAGCTGATTCGCTGAAAAAATTGGAGACCGAACAACTGGAGGCTGTGCGAAAAATTAATGTTCAGCCACCCCATTACGAACGTGTACTGGTCAGGGGTAAATCTGCACGGGAATGCTCGATTGGAGGCGTCATCAACAACACATCCGTTGCATGCATGAAAGATCATTATGAAAACGTTTGGGTGAGTGCAGGGAATTAATTCTTGCAGCAACACGACGCACCCGACGACCCGTCGCCGCCCCTGCATCCAAAATCCGGCCCATCTCGCCACCCGCCACTCCACCCGATGGGGGCAGCCATCCCGACCTCGCAGCAGCTCCGACTGGGTGCATTTCTGGGCCACCTCGGCACCATGCTGCATCGCCGCCACCCCCTATAGTCCCCCCGTTGGGGCAACTGCATGGCGCCAGATCGTCGATTGCGACGGGTTTCCGGGGGAGTTTTTCAGTGCAGATGTAATTCTACCGCCTTAAACGTTCCTTTTAATACAATTCGGTCTTGATGTGACGTCTGTTATGATTCTGGTGGGCAGTTTTATAGTGCTGGAATCAATCCTGTCACAGATTCTGTATCGATTGGGTATACGCAAAACACCTTATTAGAAAATGAATCCTGAAATGAATTTTTATAACCGCGATATTTATAACTGGCCCAATCTGGTTAGCTTCATTCGAATGCTGCTGGCACCGGTGCTGCTGGTGTTGGCGATTAATCAGCAGTCGATGTGGTTTGTACTGGTGGTAGTGTTCTCTGAATTCACTGACGTGCTGGACGGTTATCTGGCGCGTCGTCTTGATCAGATTACAGCACTGGGCTCGCATCTCGACAGCTGGGGTGATTTTTTGATTTATTCTGTGCTCGCTATCTCTGCGTGGTTGATGTGGCCGGATATCGTGCGCCGCGAAGCGGTTTACTTTTTGCTCATTGTCATCAGCTTTACCTTGCCTGTGCTGGTAGGTTTGGTCAAATTCGGTACGCTCACCAGCTATCACACCTGGGGTGTAAAGCTCGCAGTTGCGATCACAGTGATTGCCTATCTTCTATTGTTCATGCAATGGCTGGATTGGCCGTTCAGGTTTGCTGCAATTTTTTGCTTGCTGGCGGCGGTTGAGCAAATTGCCATTACTCTGGTGATGACGCAGCAACACGAAGATGTGCGTACAATCTGGCAGGCATTACAATTTAAACGGTTGCAAAAAAATCAGGATTTGGAATAAAGGGAAAGAAACAAAATGAAAGACTTGCCTTGCTTAACCTAAGCTCCAATCCCTCGTTCTGACTGCCTATTCTTTCATTTCCTCTATCTCAGCTACTTTTGATCAACCCGCTCACGCAATTCCTTGCCTACCTTGAAGTGAGGAACATACTTGGCAGGCACTGACACCTTGTCTGCTGTCTTCGGATTCCGCCCCTTCCGAGGTGGCCTGTAGTTCAGACCGAAGCTGCCAAAACCACGTATCTCGATACGCCCATTCTTGGACAGCGTTTCGGAAATCGCATCAAGGATCACCCTGACAGAAAGCTCAGCATCACTCAGTTTGAGTTGCGGGTGCAATTCAGCCAAACGGGATATCAGGTCAGATCGGTTCATGCTCGGTATTGTCGTTGTTGTTTGAAATTTCAGACAGAATTCTACATCAAGACAGACACCCGACGACTCGACGATGAAGTTTGAAGGAGGTAACTCCAGACTGTGCAAAATCAAGCTTAATTTCTGTAAGCAACATGATATTTCACATAAAATCTAAAAGTGCCAAAATCCAAAACTACCAGAGAAAGCAACGAGAGAAAGTACAGTACTGAAAGTAGTCCAGAAATACAGCCTTTTCCATGTTTTAGTTTGACGCTCAGCATAGAGTTTTTCAGCATTCAGCTGATTGACACGTGAAGTTAACTCAGCAACGCGGGCATGCAAATTCCTCACATCATCAGACATAATTTTCTCCACTTATGAAGCCTGAACAGTTTTTTGGCAGTCCATGCAGAATATTTTCCCACCAAACCTTGGCTTGTTAAACCAACAAAATTTGGCAACGCTATACAGCACAGGCGCTGAACATGAGGCACAAATTAGCTTCTGCTTAGGTTTATCGCCTTCCTCTTTCATGGCGGCAGGAGTAACTGGTATTTCACCTGCAGGCTGAACGGTTGCTTTGACATGCACAGCGTCCTTAGCCACTTCGTGCACTGGTACTGGTGTTGAAGCATGGGAAACGACTGGTGGGTTTTCTGAAAGACCGAACTTTGCTGCCCAATTGAAACTGACAGGTTTGTGCTGCTTGGCAATATCACGGCACACAGCATCCAACGTATCTTGGCCGATGACTTTCGCCATCATCAACGGGTTGTTATTTCCATCGACAGCCTTGCCTATCGCCTTGAATAGCTGATCGTTCTTGATCACACAATCCAGACCGTCAACTTTTACCTTGGGACGAGCTATTCTTGCATGCTTGGATACCAGCACAAGGCTCTTTAAGTCAGGCTTGATCGTGAAGCCGAGTCGAGTCGGCAATTTGATAGCACCCGACTCAAAGAAACGTTTCAGTATCAGAATATGACGGTTATTTTGTTCAATGGGTGAAGGTACTCCGTAAGGCTTACTGCCAAAGAAAGCTGCGAATTCACCTTGCTCGTTGATGGCAACACCTTCCGAAAAGTGTTTGCTTTCACATACCCAGACTTCAAGGAAGCGATTGATGATTAAATGGTCAATCTGAGCCACTAAGCCTTTATACTCGATCCGCAAGTCATGGATGATCATCCAGTTCATGGACTCTCCCCAATGCACTTTCATTTCATATGCAGCTTCGGCCTCACCCTTGACTCCGGCTCGAATATTGCGAAGTTCCTGTTCAATACGCTTACGTGTCTCTGGAGGGCAGTCAGGTCTTGCCTGCAAACTTTGGAGAGTGGTGATGTCTGACGTCTTTTCGTCGGAAGCTTTGATGATCATTGATTTTCGCCATTCTTAGTATATCTGACAAGACTATCACGGCGAGCGCACCACCTTCAACGACGACAGCGAGAAAATGCGGATTTGAGATGATGCAGGGAACTGACGCCGATGTTGACTTTAATACCGACTTTGCCGAACACAAACTCCGGGCGAGAAAAAAGCCTCACATTTCTGCAAGGCTTTATCTATCTGGCTCCCCGACCTGGATTCGAACCAGGGACCTGCGGATTAACAGTCCGTCGCTCTACCGGCTGAGCTATCAGGGAATGAAGAGGTGCGCATCATATAGATGATGTCCAAATCGGTCAACCTCAAATTAACTTTTTTATCTGAATAGCGTCAAAAAAACCCCTTGCGCCATCTGTTCGGCACATCGCATACGCAGCATGCCACCCTTTCATTGCATACAATGTGATGAAAAATCAAGATTGCCGGCGCCCTTCCACTGACGTATCTGCTGTTCTGCGGCATAATGCGCACCTCGTTTCTTGAAAGTTTCCCGCAATGAAAATCACTGTAATTGGTTCCGGCTACGTCGGTTTGGTGTCGGGCGCATGCCTGGCGGATTTGGGCAATGACGTAATGTGTCTGGATATTGATCCGCACAAGATCGCGCTGCTCAACAGCGGCGGCGTACCCATCTATG